CTGAGGCAGTGGGTGCGCCTGAACCGAATTTGGTTATAATAGTTGTAGCCATTGTTTATCCCTTTAGTATGTGCCGCCTGAGAGCGTACCTGTTGTCATGTTGTCTGCGTTAAGTGTTGATGATGAGGTTAAGTATCCAGCTGACGAATGGTCACCCCAGCCGTATGCTGTATTCCAGTTGGTAGAAGTTCCACCCGTGGCTGTTACAGTGCCATCTACTTCGATATTAACACCGTTAAGTAACTTGAGTGCTGTACCAGTCTGTCTAGAGACAATAACATTAGAGCCATTAGATTTAACAGCTGTCTCTATCAAGCCATCTTCTGTGCCGTTGGTTACGTCAGAAGTTTTACCCGTGATCTTAGCGTAGACTCGTGTAACACCCGTGTCGCTCTTACCGTCAAACTTAATCTGACCTAAGTAGTCACCATCATCGGGTGAAGCACTGTTGCGAAAAAGTGTAAACTCTGGTCCAGCACTAGACCCAGCGTCTGTGCTAACGAAGTCCACATCTCCCGTAACTGTGCCTCCGGTTGAAGACAAGTAGTCACTAGAAGCTGTTGTAGCCGCTGTGCCTAAACCCAGTGTGCTTCTGGCAGTGGCTGCATCTGCGTCATCAATCAGAGTTAAGCCATAGGCTGACACAGCGGAAGCAGCAAGTGCTGCATCAGCAGTAGCACCCTGTGCAGCAGTAGCGTAGTCAGCAGAGTCAAATGCTTTGACCTGTGCTAAGTTAGTGACCTCTGAGTCCATCAGAGCGCCAGCTGCTTCTACGTTAGTTGCGTCCGTTACGTCTGCATTGTCTTCTATTGTGTCTAGTCTAGTCCCATCAGCAGCAACGTCACGTCCGTCCACAGTCCCCGTGAGGGCAATGTTGCCTGTGATGTTAAGACCACCTGTGCCAGTGATGTTGTTACTGTTGAGGTCTAAGTCTCCACCCAGTTGTGGCGATGAGTCACCCACAAGGTCAGGGTTAACTACGTTCCACGCAGAGCCGTCATAGATACGAGTAGTGTTGTCAGTTGTGTTAAAGTACCAGTCACCTACAGTCAACGCAGCGCCATTACCGTCCACCGTTGGGTTGGACGACTGTGCACCTAAGTAAAGTCCGTCGATTGCGTCCTTTGCTGCTTCAGCTGCTGTTGCGCTAGTTGCTGCCGCTGTTGCACTGTTAGATGCGTTGGTTGCGGAGGTTGCAGCGTTGGACTCTGACGTAGAAGCATTGCTTTCAGCTGTTTCTGCATCCGCTTTAGCAGATTCTGCTGCTGTCTGTGCAGTTTCTGCGGCTGTTTTGGCGGCTTGAGCTTTAGCATTGTAGTGTAGGGCTGAGTAACCTGTAGTAACTGTGTCAGCTAGTGTGTATTGAGTGTCTTCTGCGGTTACTGCTAACTTCGACGCATCAGCTGCGCTGTCAGATGCTTCTGAGGCTTTTGTAGTGGCTGTTGTAGCGTGACCAGAGGCTGTGTCTCTGTAGCCTTGTGCTAAATCTCTGGCAGCTTCTGAAGCAGTCTGAGCGGTTTCTGCGGCTGTTTCAGCAGTCTCAGCAGCACCTTGTGCAACTACTGCAGCGTCTTTTGCGGTTTCAGCAGCAGTGGCGCTATTTGCAGCAGCTGTAGCTGAACTAGCGGCTGCATTAGCTTTAGCTGAAGCAGTGGCGGCATCTTCACCAACCTGTGAAGCTACTGCGTCTGTAGTAGCGTCACCAGTGCCACCTGTACCTCTAAAGATACCCATAGATTGCTCCAGCTAGGAATAAAAGAGGGGGCCAATTAAGACCCCCTAGAGTTTTTACTCGTCGCAAACTGCGAGAATAAAGCCAGCTTCAGGACGATAAGCCTGAACACCGTACAACGTGTCGGCAGTGTAAAGCGTAGAGAGGTACTCTTGCTTGTACTGCGTCTGTGAACGTACTGACAGCTGCTCAGCAAGAACGATAGCGTCCTTGTGGAAGAACATGCAGCCACGGGTGTCAGCTGTAGAAGCGCTGTTTGCAGCAGCCGTCTCAATAACAGGACAGTTAGAAGACACATAAACGTCTACACCGTACAAGTTACCAATCAGACCTGACTCAACACCGCGACCGCCTACGAAGTCAGAAGACACATAGCGCTCAATACCCATAATTGACTTACGTGACGCAGGAGGCACAACAATACAGCGTCCGTCCATAGGTACGTTAGCGTCGTCCATGAGCTTGATAGCTTCACGGAAACCAAGGTCCGTAAAGTTGTCGCCTGACGTTACAGTGTCAGCAGCGTAAGTTGCTAGACCTGCAGCAGCATTGAAGTAATAGCTGTTTGTATTTACCCAGTCAGCTCCTGTTCCATCAGGTGCTAAATCAACAGTACCGTTACCAAAGCCAGTACCGACGTTCATGAGGTCAGTATCAACTTTAAGAGCCAGCGCATAGCCAGCGTCTTCGGTGTAGAACTGTCGAAGTGAAGACAGAGCTTGTACTTCAACGATGTCTTCGATGAGTCGTGAGTACTCGAAATGACGGTCAATGCTGACGGTCAGTTCTGACTCAGTGTTTGCAATGATCGTTACTGCAGTGTCAGCAGCTTTCGCATTTGCATCGCCACGAGTTGGCTTAGGGATATGAATTAAATCACCCTTCTTGCCCGTCATTGCTAAACGCTTGACGAGCGGAGCCATCTTTAAGTTTTTCTGGTAAGCAGCAATAATCTCGTCACTCCAGATTTCTGGAATAAAAGTATCTGCTGCCGCTTTGTTTACAATGGAACCTCCACCGACTGTTCCGGGATAAGTTTGAGTAGCCATTAGTCACAATCTCCTTTAGATTATTTGACTCGACCCTCTGCGTATGCTTTCAAGATTTCTTCTGATAAAGCTTGGTAACGCTCAGGGTCTGTACGCATAAGTTTAATAATGTCGGCCCTGCGATAAACTTTCTTACGACTACCTTCAGCACTGCCTCGTGCATTGCCTGTGTTAGCTGCCTTAAGTTGTTGCTTCCGTGACTGCTTTTCTACTGCAGCCGTCTGCTGTGCAATGTTCTTACGCTCCTTCCAGAGAGTAAACAGTTCATCAGCAGCTTCAGCATTGTACTGTTGGTCAGCTTCTACAAACAACTGAGTCCTGATCTTAGAATCTTTGATCCAGTCAGCAAACTTAGGATCTTTCAGGATGTCCTGCATGTCCGGGTGTTTGCTGTTCAGCATCGCAAGAGATGTCTGCTTCTTGTACTGAGCAGAGTACTCTTGAGCTTCTCTGATCTTCGGGTGGTTCTCAATAGCACGATTAACTGCTGCTTGAGGGTCCGTAAAATAGTCAATATCGTCTTCAGGCTCAACGTATTGTTGAGGTGCTGGTTGCTGCGACTGACTTGTAATAAAGTCATCCACAACTTTACGAAGTTCGCCTACCTCAGATGATTGACGCCCAAGCAGCTTCTCAGCCTCTTGGTGCATCTGTACCACTTCTTCTAGTGATTTACCGTGGTACTTCTCTGGTACGGTGGGTTCTTCTTGTTGAGGTTGCTCAGCTACTTCTTGCTGAATCTCGTCTACTTCGTTTTCTTCAATGTTGTCTGCTTGTTCCTCTTCGGGAGGCAAGTCAACCATTGTTGCTCTTGACATGATTAAACTCCGTGATCTTAGTCATTATGGAGGTTGTTGTTGCGGCCTGCCTTTTCGTGTTCCTTTACCCACCTCATGTGTCTACCGGGAAAGTCCCCACTAGACCCATCTAGGATAAAAGACGGAGCAGATACCATACGTGTCCCATCAGCACCACAATCGCACCTACTGATCCTAGTGCCATTAGGGACAAACTTTTCTACTACATGCCCATTGGGGCACTTAAAGTCATAAACTTTATACATCTACTTCTACTTCTTCGTTATCAGCTTCTGCTTGTTCTCTAGCAGCTGCAATCGTATCTGGAAGATTGATTACAGAAGCCAAAGCAGCAACTTGGCCTTTACGAAAGTGTAGATCTTCTGCATCTTTGACTGACTGAATGTCAGCAAGTCGTGTTGCATTACTGGAAAGTTCTTGCACGAGTTGTTTGAAACCTTCGTGATTGAAGAGTTCGTTGTAGTTGTCAAAATAAGTTTCAAGCTCAGTGTTCATTGATTTCCTTTATGTATTACTACAGTTATAGTATAGCATACTTTTGAACAAAAGTCAAGCTACTTCTTTGACTTTTTTGGCTTAGCTTTAGCCTTAGCTTTTTTAGCTGCCTTCATACCCTCTTTGGTGTATGGGTACTTCTTACCTTTTACATATGGCATTATCGTTTACTCCTTTTTGCTGTTTTAGCGGCCTGTTTGAAGGCTTTTGCACTGGGTGCGCCTTTTGAACCCGGTTTACGCATCTT